CGCCGAGGTGTTCCTGTACGACGTCATCGGTTACGAGACCACCGCCGACGCGTTCGTACGCGAGCTTGCCGCCATCGACGCCCCGGCGATCGACGTGAGGGTCAACAGCCCCGGTGGGTTGGTGTGGCACGGAACGGCGATCTACGCGGCGCTGCGCAACCATCCCGCCCGGATCACGGTGCGGGTGGACGGGATCGCCGCGTCGGCGGCGTCGTTCGTCGCGATGGCCGGTGACGAGATCGTGATGGAACGCCCCGCCCGCATGATGATCCACAACGCGCAGGGGATCGCGATCGGCGACCCGACGGTCATGCGCGAGATGGCCGACCTGCTCGACGAGCTGTCCGACGGGATCGCCGACATCTACGCCGAACGGGCAGGCGGCGGCCGGTCCACGTGGCGCAACGCCATGAACGCCACCACGTGGTACTCCGCGCAGCAGGCCGTGGACGCCCGCCTCGCCGACCGGGTCGCCAAGCCACCGGCGCGGCAGACCAACCGCATCGACCAGCGCACACAGCAGATCCGGGCACGAGCCCGGGCAACCCTGGAGAGGGTGAGATGAGGACGATCGAGGACATCCACGCGCAGCTTCAGGGCATCGTGGACGCTGCCGAAGGGCGCAGCTTCACCGACGACGAGGTGACCGCGTACGAGGCTCTGGAGGGCGAGCTGGAGCAGGTCCGCCGCTCGACGGAGATCCGGGCGCGGCAGACCGCGTACAACATGCCGGCGCCGGGCCTGATGTCGCCGGTGGCCGTGCCCAAGCCCGACGACGGGCTGGACAAGGCGTTCGAAAACTACCTGCGCACCGGGCAGCCCAACTCGGACATCTCCGGGCTGCGGGTGACCAACGAGCAGGGCGAGGGCGGGTCGGCGGCCGGTGGCTACACCGTGCCGTCCGGGTTCCGCCGAAAGCTGGTGGAGGTGCGTAAGGCGTTCGGCGGGTTCGCGTCGCACGTCGACTCGTTCTCCACCGGCGACGGCCGGCCGATCGAGTACCCGTCGCTGGACGACACCGCCAACACCGGCACCATCACCGCTGAAGGCGCGGCGGTGGCCGACGGGGCGGACCTGACGTTCGGCATCGTCAACCTGGGCGCGTACAAGTACACCTCGTCTGGGGCGAACGACGCGCCGCTTCGGGTGTCGGTGGAGCTGCTTCAGGACTCGGCGTTCGACATCGCCGGGCTGGTGGCCCGCAAGCTGGGCGAGCGGATCGCCCGCAAGCAGGCCCCGCACTGGGTCACCGGCACCGGCGTCGGGCAGCCCAAGGGCATCGTCGCGGCCAGCCTCACCGCCGACCGGGACCTCGACACCGCCGACACCCCGGACTACGAGGACCTGGTCGAGTTCCAGGACCTGCTCGACGAGGCGTACGACGAGAACGCGTCGTGGCTGATGAAGCGGAACACGTGGGCGCAGCTGCGGCTCCTCGTGGACCTTCAGGGCCGGCCGATCCTCCAGTCGCAGGCCGACAGCATCCAGGGCCGGCCGCAGCGGATGCTGCTGGGCAAGCCGGTGGTCATCGACGAGGCGATGCCGACCTTGTCGTCCGCCGCGGACACGTTCGCGATCGTGTACGGCGATCTTCGCGAGGCGTACGTCATCCGGCGGGTGTCGAACCTGGCCGTGGTGGTCAACCCGTACACCCGCGCCAGCTACGGGCAGGTCGAGTACACGGCCTGGGAGCGCGCTGACGGCACCGTGCAGAACCGGTCCGCGTACAAGATCCTCCAGAACAACACCTGAGAGGCAGAGCATGAGCATCGTTCGATGGGATTTGGCCGCGGCGACGAAGATCGCGTCGTCGAAGGTCACGATCTCCACGGCGACGACGACGGCGTTCGATTTCGGCACGCCCAACGACGTCAACCTGGCCACGGTGTCCGGGTACAGCCCCGGCGACCGCATCCTCGTGGTGCTGACCGCGTCAACGGCCGGCACCACCGACTCGCTGACCTGGGTCATCCAGGACGCCGACGACAACGCCGGTTCGATCGGCACCCCGGCGACCGCGGTCACCTCGGCGGTCGCCGGGGCGCTGGCCGCGACCACCGGCGACGACTACTCGGCGTTCGCGGTGAAGATCCAGCCGGACCGGCCGTGGCTGCGGGTGTCCGTCACCTCCGACGGCGCCACGGACACGTTCGTCACCCACTGCTCCGTCTACGCGATCCCGAACAACGCATAGGGCGGCGGAGATGGCCTGGGCACCGGACTACGTCACGACGGAGGAGATGCGCGACTACCTGCGCATCTCCGACGACGATGACAACGCCCTGATCGCCCTGGCCATCTCCGCCGCGTCGCGGGCGGTCGACAAGTACGCCGGCCGCCAGTTCGGCGTCGTAGCTGCCGCTGAGGAACGCCTGTACTCGGCTGTGTGGGACCGGCGCCGCTGCCGGTGGGTGGTCGAGATCGACGACCTGATGTCCACTACTAACCTGGCGGTCACCTGCACCGCTGGGACGATCACCGGCTACACGCTGGAGCCGGTGAACGCGGCGAAGATAAGCCGACCGTGGACGCGGCTTGTGGTCGACTCCGACTCCTCCGTCCAGCCGACGAGCCTCGTCAACGACATGGCCGTGACGGCGTTGTGGGGCTGGTCCTCGGTCCCCGAGTCGGTGGAGCAGGCCACCCGCTTGCAGGCTCACCGGTTCCACACCCGCCGCAAGAGCCCGTACGGCGTCGCGGGCAGCCCCGATGAAGGCACTGCCCTGCGGCTGCTGGCCCGCGTCGACCCCGACGTCGGCGTGGCGCTCAACCCGTACCGGCGTGTGTGGGGTGCGGCATGAACCTGGCCGCCGTGATGGACGAGGTCGCCAACCGGCTCGACGGGATTGCGGGACTGCGGGTGTTCGGCCACCCCGAGGCAGAGGTCACGCCACCGGCGGCGATCGTGTCGCTGCCCGACAGCTACACCTTCGACGCCACCTACGGCCGCGGCATGGACCGGATGACCCTGCAGGTGCTGCTCGTCGTCCGGCTGGTGTCGGACCGGTCGTCCCGCGACGAGCTGGCCGCCTACTGCGACGGGTCCGGCGCCCGCTCCGTCAAGCAGGTGTTGGAGTCCGCCACGCACACGACGTTCGACACGGTCCGCGTCGTCGGCATCGACTTCGACACGTTCCGCCTCGCCGAGGCCACCTACACGGGCGCGGTGTTCGAGTTGGACATCGCCGGACCAGGGAGCAGCTGATGGCAGCCGCTACGCGCACCGACACCGCCCGGACCAGGCAGCCGGCCGGGCTGTCGGTCGAGCAGGAGATCAGAGCCCGCGCGCTGGCCGCTGCCGCGCGGGTCGCCCACAACCCCGGCCGGACGCTGATCCTCGCCGAGAAGTTCGCCGCGTACATCGCAGGATCACAGGAGTAGCTGATGGCCGTCGCACTGACCTCAACGATCATCGCCCACATCACGGCGGACTACACCAACCCGCTGGATTTGGCCACTGGCAGTGTGCCGCTGGACAACCGGCACCGCATCCGGCTCACGTCGGGCACCGGCGCGGACCAGGCCGACCGGGTGTTCCACGACACCCGCACCATCAACGCGTCCAGCAACGAGGATCTGGACCTGGCGGCGGGGCTCACCGACGCGTTCGGCAACTCGCTGACGTTCGTGGACCTGAAGGCGCTGATGGTCACCGCGTCGTCGTCGAACACGAACAACGTGCGGGTGACCCGGCCGGCGTCCAACGGGGTGCCGCTGTTCCTGGCCGCCTCCGACGGCATCGACATCCTGCCCGGCGGCTGTTTCCTGTGGGCCGCCCCGGCGGCGACCACGGTCACCGTGACGGCTGGCACCGGCGACCTGATCAACGTCGCTAACTCGTCGTCCGGGACGTCGGTCACCTACTCGGTCGTCATCATCGGCACGTCGGCGTAAGGAGCTATCGATGGCCAAGATTCACGGCAAGGAAACGGTCATCACCGTCGATGGTGACGACCTGTCGACGTACACCAACAACTCGGAGTTCAACCGCACCAAGGCCACCCACGACGTGACCGGCTACGGCGCTGACGAGACGTCCCACTCGGCGGGCCTGCGCTCGGCCACGTTCACGATGGGCGGCGTCTACGACTCCACGGCGAACACGGGGCCGCGGGCGGTGCTGGAGCCGCTCTTCGACTCCGACAACGCGGTGACGATCGTGCGCCGGCCGGAAGGCACCGGCTCCGGGCTGCCGCAGGACTCGTTCTCGGCGATCTGCACGTCGTACGTGGAGACCAACCCGGTCGCGGACATGGTGGCGTGGACGACCGAGTGGCAGATCAGCGGCACCGTCAACTCGGCCGCCCAGTAGGAGGAGCCGTGGACAAGTCCCTGTTGCTGAAGCTGCGGCTGCCCGAGGGCGACGTCGACCTACCCGGTGTCGGCGTCGTGCGGGTGCGTGGCCTGTCGCGGGCCGAGGCGATGACGGTACGAGGCCTGGACGACCCGGCCGAGACGGAACGGCGGGTGCTGGCGCTGGGCATGGTCGACCCGACCGTGACCGTCGCCGAGGCGGAGCAGTGGCAGAAGTCCGCCACGCACGCCGAGCTGGAGACCGTCACGGAGCGGATCGCGCAGCTGTCCGGGCTGGCCGAAGAGTCGCCCAAGGAGGCGTACAAAAGCGTTCCTGGCGGACCCGGAGCTTGAGTTCGAGTTCTCGCTGGCGCGTGAACTGAAGATGACGGTGGCCCGGCTGCGCGAGGAGATGCCCGCCGACGAGTTCATGCAGTGGGGCGTCTTCTACGGCATCCAACAGCAGCGGGCGCAACTAGCGCAGGGAGGAGACTGACATGGCCGACCGGATACGCGTCGAAGGGCTGGCCGAGTTCTCCCGCGCCCTGCGCAAGATGGACACCAACCTGCCGAAGGCGCTGCGGGTCGCGCTCAACGACGCCGCCGACATCGTGGTGGAGGGCGCCCGCGCGTTGGTGCCCCGCCGCACCGGCAAGGCCGCCAAGTCGCTACGCAAGGCCGCCACGCGCACGTTGGTGCGGGTGTCGGCCGGTGGGCCGCGCGCCCCGTACTACGCGTGGCTGGACTTCGGCGGCCGGGTCGGCCGGCGTGACTCGGTGGCCCGCCGCTTCTACCGCGAGGGCCGCTACCTCTACCCCACGTACGCCAAGAAGCGTTCCGACGTGCAGCGGGCCATGTCGCGGGCCATCACCGGCATCGCCCGCGACGCGGGTCTCGAGGTGACGTGATGACCAACAAGATCACGCTGACGTTCGCCGGTGACGAGAAGCAGCTGGTGCGCTCGTTCGACCGGGCCGGCGACGCCGCCGACCGGTTCGGCCGCCGCGTCGACGACTCCAGCGACCTGCTCGACGGGTTCGGCCGTGCCGGCGCGGGCGCAGCCGGCAAGTTCTCGCTGCGGTTCAACGAGCGGATCGGCCCGCTGGTCGCCAACGCCCCGGTGTCCGGGCCGCTGGCCGCCGCGGTGGTGGCCGCCGCACCCACGATCGCCGCCGCGCTGACGTCGGGCATCCTGCTGGGCCTGGGCGGTGGCGTGCTCGCCGCCGGCATCGTCGCCGCGGCGAAAGACCCGAAGGTGGCCGCCGCGTTCGGCGGGCTCAAGCAGCGGGCCAGCAAGGCGTTCGCCGGGTTCGCCGACCCGTTCAAGGGGCCGCTGATCCGCGCGGCGGACACGTTCGGCGACGCCATCGAGCGGATGGCCCCGGCGTTCAAGCGGATGGGCGCGACCGTCGCCCCGCTGATCGACAAGCTGGCCCCGGCGTTCGCGCAGATGGCCGAAAAGGCGATGCCCGGCATCGAGAAGGCCGTCGCCGCGTCGGTGCCGCTGTTCGAGAAGATCGCCGAACATGCACCCGCGATCGGCGAGGCCATCTCGAAGTTCTTCGAGGCGATCGCGAAGGGCGCCCCGTCGGCGGTCAAGTTCATCGACGTCCTGCTCAAGGCCGCGGAGTTCGTGCTGCCGCTGCTGGGGCAGGCGTTGACGTTGCTGACGGAGCATTTCGAGGCCATCTGGGGAAGCTGGAAGACGATCTTTGGTGCGCTCGGCGCGGCGTGGAACGGCCTCAAGACCGGCGCGACGGCCGCGGCCAAGTGGGTGGCCGACAAGTTCAACGCCACGGTCTCGTTCCTGAAGGGTTTGCCGAAGCGGGCGGGCAGCGCGTTCGCCGGCATGTTCGACGGCATCAAGTCCGCGTTCCGGTCCGCGCTCAACTGGGTCATCGACCGGTGGAACAACTTCTCCATCCCCGGCATCTCCACACCGTTCGGCACGATCGGCGGATTCAACACCCCGAACCTGCCGCGCTTCCACACCGGCGGTGTCGTGCCCGGCGCGCCCGGCACGGAGGTGCCCATCCTGGCGATGGCCGGGGAACGGGTCACCCCGGCCGGCCGCACCCCGCCGACGGTCATCGAACTGCGCGGCGACGGGTCACGGCTGGGCGCGCTGCTTGTCGAAGTGCTCCGCACGTCCATCCAAGCCAAGGGCGGCAACGTGCAGCTGGTGCTGGGGACCGGCCGTGGCTAAGCAGGACGTCACCGTGGAGATGTTCTACGACTCGGCGTGGAACACCGTCACCGCGTACGCCCGCCAGCCCATCACGATCGCCCGCGGCCGGGCGCCGGGAACGACCGAGCCGGAAGCGGGCACCGCCACGCTGACCCTGGACAACCGCACCGGCGACTACGACCCGTCGCTGCCCACCGCGGCGCTGTACGGGCTGGCCGGCCGCAACACCCCCACCAGGGTCACGGTCGGCGGGCATGTGCGCCACGTCGGGGAGGCGGCACGGTTCCAGCCCGACGAAACCGTCGACTTCGCCGCCAGCGGCGGCGACCAGGGCGACCGGTGGGTCGGGTTGGAGTCGGCCGGGGTGCTGCGCCGACTCACCCAGGGCGACGACCCGCTGCCCTCGGCGCTGCTGTCGTCCGTGCGGGACACCGCGAACCTGGTCGCCTACTGGCCGCTGGAGTCCGGCCCGTTCACCACGAAAGCCCCGTCGGGCATCCTCGGTGGACACCCGATGGAAGTCCGCGTCGGCACGATCGCGTTCACCGAGTCCGGCCCGCCGGGCACGGCCGGCGCGGTCGAGCCGGTCCTGCAATACGACTCCACGCTGGCCGGGCCGGTGGTGAACGGGTCCGCCACCAACTGGCAGGTCGGGTTCTGGTTCCGCGGCCTGCCCACCGACGTGACCGAGTACGCGTACGTGGTGGCGCTCAACGTGTACACGTCCAGCACGCTGTGGCAGGCGTTCGTGCAGCACGAGGCCACCGACAACGACGTGGTGTGGCAGGCGTGGGTGCCCGGCACCGAGTCGATCGGCGTGGCGTCGCTGGGCGGCGACGTGGCCGACGGCGGCGGCATCATGGACGGCGAGTGGCACCTCATCCAGCTGGCCGTCGAGCAGGACGGAGCCGACTGCAACGTCTACCTGAACATCGACGACTCCGAGGTCAACTCGGTGGTGATGACCAGCCGCCAGATCGGCCGGCCGTACCTGATCCGGGCGACCGGCCGCCGTGAGGACGAGGGCGTCACCAGCGTGGCCAACAACGTGGCCACGGTCGGGATCTCATCGGTGACGTTGCACAACCAGCTGACCAAGGTGGCGATGTACGAGCCCGGCATCGGCTACACGGGTGAGACCGCCGGCCGGCGCATCGAACGGCTGTGCGACGAACGCGGGGTGGCGTTCACCTCCTCCGGTGACCTGGACGCGACCGCGCCGATGGGGCCGCAGCGCCCGGACCGGTTCGTGGCGCTGCTCGCCGAATGCGAGGCCACCGACGGCGGAATCCTGTCCGACGAGCGCACCGCCGTCGGGTTGCACTACCGGACGCTGGACGACCTGTACAACCAGACCGCGGCGCTCACCCTGGACTACAGCGGCGAGCAGATCGCCCCCGGGCTGGCCCCGGTGCTGGACGACCTGGGCGTGCACAACGACATCACCGCGTCGCGGCGCGACGGCGGCTCCTACCGGGTGGAGAAGACGTCCGGGTCGCTGAACGTCAACGACCCGGCAGACGACCCAGAAGGTGTCGGCCGGTACCCGCA